GGTGCTCAAGATTGAACCCACGATTGAGTACATGGAACAATTGCCCGAAGGCTCGACGCTGTACGTTGGCTTGCGTGCCGATGAAGAAGCTCGCCGTGGGCTGTACGGCGAAGACATCGCCATTCGATTTCCAATGCGTGAGTGGGGATGGAAAGAAGCCGATGTGTGGGCATACCTTGACCAACGCGGCGTCAGCATTCCTGTTCGCACCGATTGCGCTTGGTGCCCCTACCAGCGCCTTGGTGAATGGCGCGATCTGTACAACAAGTACCCCGTGATCTGGGCGCAAGGCGTGGCTCTGGAAAAACAAATTGGCGCTACGTTTCGCAGTCCTGGCCGTGATGCGTGGCCTGCCGATCTGGAATCACTTGGCCAAGAGTTTGCCAGCGGCCGCAAACTGCGCGAGTACAAGCGCAACACAACCTGCCGAGTGTGCTCACTATGACCATCCTTTGGCTTGACTTTGAGACACGCAGCCGCTGTGATCTCAAAAGCAAGGGCGTCTACAACTACGCCCAAGACATGAGCACCGAGGTGCTGTGCATGTCCTACGCATTCGATGACGGGGAAGTGCAGACGTGGCTACCCCATCAGGAATTCCCAGCCGCTGTGCGCAATCATACCGGTTTGATCTACGCCCACAACGCCGCCTTTGAGCGGCTGATCTTTTGGTACGTGCTCCAGATCAATTTCGACCTGACCCAGTTCTACTGCACCGCCGCTCAGGCTCGCGCCAACTGTGCACCAGGCTCGCTTGAAGATGTCGGGCGCTTCAGTGGCGCCAGCATGAAGAAAGACCACCGCGGCAGCCAGCTGATCCGTCTGCTTTCGCTGCCCCGTGCTGATGGCACATTCAACGAATCGGCCGAGCTGATGCAAGAGATGGTGGACTACTGCGAGCAGGACGTCCGCGCCATGCGTGCGATCAGCCAGTCCTTGCGACCACTATCTGCTGACGAATTGGCCGACTACCACGTCAACGAGCGCATCAACGACCGTGGCCTGCTGGTGGACGTGCCGCTGTGCGAAGCCGCCATCCGCTACGCTGGCGCTGAAATGCTCGAGATCGAGCAAATCGTGCAAGAGGTCACCGAAGGCGCAATCAAGTCCGTGCGTTCGCCCAAGATGCGTGAGTGGGTGCTTGAGCGCGTCGGCCCTGAAGCCAAGAAGCTGATGTGGACCGGCGAGAAATATTCAATTGACAAGACCGTGCGGGCTAATTTGCTTGCGATGGAGGACCACGATGAGATACCGCCCGCTGTTGCCGACGTTATACAGTGCGCCGATGACCTTTGGGCGTCGTCGGTTGCGAAGTTCAGCCGCCTTGCATCGCTGGCAGACGAGGAAGATGCCCGAGTTAGAGGTGCCTTTGTTTTTGCTGGAGGCAGTGCAACAGGGCGAGCTTCGTCGTACGGCGCTCAGGTCCATAATCTCCCGCGTAAAAGCGCTAAAGACCCCGACGCCGTCCGCGCAGCAATGGTTCGAGGCCATGAGATCGTGCCTCGATTCGAAAAACGCATTACTGACGTCCTAAAGAAGATGCTGCGTCCGGCTATCGTGGCCGCGCCTAATAACGTCCTGATCTCTTACGATTGGTCGGCCATTGAGGGCCGTGTGCACCCTTGGTTGTCCAACTGCAAGGCAGGCGAAGACAAGCTGGACGTGTTTCGCTCCGGCCTTGATCCTTACATCGTCAACGCTGCAGCCACCTTCCGCCTGTCCTATGACCACATCAAGGCAGAGCATGAAGACGGTCGCAGTGACATGCGCCAGATCGGCAAAGTGCAGGAGCTGGCCCTTGGGTTCTTGGGCGGTGCAGGCGCGTTCGAGGTGTTCGGCCGTGCCTATGGCATCCGTTTGTCTTCTAGTGAAGTCCAGCGAGCCGTGGACGGCTGGCGCAGGGCCAACCCTTGGGCGCAGATGCATGGCCAAGCCCTTGAAAGTGCGTACATGCGGGCGATGCGCAACAAGGGGCACGAATTCCGTGCCGGTCGCGTGGTGTACATGTTCGACGGCCAGACGCTGTGGTATGCGCTGCCGTCTGGCCGTGTGCTGTGCTACCCCAACGCCAAATTCGACGACGAGGGCAACATCACATACACCAAAGCCGCGTGGAAACCCGCTGCTGACGCCAAAGAGTGGCCCCGTGCCCGCCTGTGGCGCGGCTTGGCATGCGAAAACGTCGTGCAAGCCACAGCCCATGATCTCTTGCGATACGCCATGAGACATATACCCGAGGTCGTTGGTCATGTACACGACGAAATTGTCGTGGAGTGCCCAGAAGATCAGGCAGAATCGGTGGCTCGGCGAGTGCATGAAGTCATGTGCACCCCGCCCGATTGGGCTGTCGGGTTGCCGCTGGCCGCCGAAGGCGTCACGACAAAACGCTATTCCTAAAAAGAAAGCCCCCGTGGATAAGACGGGGGCTAAGTTCCAACCTACAAGGAGAAGTAACAGTGCTGGATTTTCTCACAAAACTGGCCCCAGAAGGTGAAACCTTCCTGATGGTGCGCCAAAAGCCCCAACTCAAAGACGGACAGTATCAGTACCACGCAGATGGCGCGATCAAGGCCACATGGCCTGCAATGCTGCCCACCGCCAAGATCAAGCCCGACTGGGCCATCTATGGCAACACCGCCAGCTTCATCATTGACCGGTTCAAGGACGGCCACCCGTCGGCCAGCGCTGCCTATTGCGAATACGTGCTGGTGATGGTGCTGGACGATGTGGGCACCAAGGCCGCCGTGCCGCCGCTTGAGCCGACATGGAAGATGGAGACATCCGAAGGGTCGTTCCAATGGGGCTACGTGTTCAGCGAACAGCCCACCAAGCGTGAATTTACCGCGGCCATCAAAGCGATTGCCGATGCGGGCTACACCGACCCTGGCGCCATCAACGCTGTGCGCAATTTCCGCCTGCCTGGCTCGGTCAACTTGAAACCTGGCCGTGACCTGTTCAAGGCCGTGCTGACCGAGTTTCATCCCGAGCGCGACTTCACGCTGCCCCAGATCTGCGATGCGCTGGGCGTCACGCCTGGCGATGCAGAAGATGTGCACCGCCCCATCCGCATCAGCGACGATGGCACCGATGACGTGATGGTGTGGCTTTCTGACAACGGTCTGCTGCTGTCGCGCCCCAACCAAGAAGGCTGGGCCGGTGTGATCTGCCCCAACTCGGCCGAGCACAGCGATGGCAACCCCGAGGGCCGCTACCTGCCGGCCAATCGGGCCTACTGCTGCCTGCACAGCCATTGCCTTGAGCTTGATTCGTCCGTGTTCCTCAAGTGGGTGGCCGACAACGGTGGCCCCGCCCATACGCCTGGCCTGCGTGAAGAGCTGCTCGCGCAGGCGATGGAGTCTGCGCTTTCCAAACTTCAACCCACGCCAGAGTTCCCCGACGTGGCCGCCGATGTGGTGGCCGAGGTCGAGCGCCGCGAGCTAGGCCGCGTGGAGAAAGAGGGCTGGTATGAGCGTTTCGCCTACTTGCAAGACGACGACGCGTATTACGACATGGTCGACCGTCAAGAGGTGGCTCGCCAATCGTTTAACGCCATCTTTCGGCACATCTCTTGCAAGTCCATCCACACCCAACGCAAGATCGAGGCGTCGGTCTGTTTTGACGAAAACCGCCAAGCCAAGGGCGCTAGGATCCTCAAAGGCGTGACCTATGCGGCCGGTGAGTCTATCCTTTGCGCCCGTGATGGGCTGGTCTACGGCAACCGCTGGCGCGATGCTCGCCCGCCGGCCGTGACCGGCAACATTCAGCCCTGGCTCAAGCATGTGGAGCGCATGATCCCCGACCAGCGCGAGCGCGAGCATGTGCTGAACGTGATGGCCTACAAGGTGCAACACCCCAACCGCAAGATCAACCACGCTGTGCTGCATGGTGGAAACCCTGGGTCGGGTAAAGACACCATGTGGGCGCCGTTCTTTTGGGCCATCGGAGGTGATTCGCTGCGCAATGTGTCTCTGGTGCGCAACGAAGAGATCACCAGCCAATGGGGTTATGCACTCGAGGCCGAGGTGCTGGTGATCAACGAGCTGCGCCAAGCCGAGGCCAAGGACCGCCGCGCCCTTGAAAACACCCTTAAGCCCCTGATCGCTGCGCCGCCAGAATTCTTGATGGTGCAACGCAAAGGGCTGGCCCCTTATGACCTGGTCAACCGCTTGCAAGTGGTGGCTTTTTCCAATGAGCGGGTGTCGATCAACCTGCCATCAGATGACCGTCGTTGGTTCGTCATCTGGTCCGATGCGCCCCGTATGACCGAGGCCGAGGGCGATGCGATTTGGGGCTGGCTGAATGGTGGTGGCAGGGCCGCCGTGGCTGCCTGGCTGCATGCCCGCGATGTGTTGGCTTTTAATCCCAGCGCGACGCCGTTCTTGACTGAAGCGAAGGCCATTATGGTAGAGGCGGGCATGTCTGGCGCGGAATCGTTCCTGGTGGACTTGATGCGCCATCGCTTGGGCGAGTTTTCCAAGGGTGTCGTCGGCGCCCCGTGGCATGCACTGTGCGACCGTTTGCAAGGGTCCGCGCAGGGTAGCGTCAAAATTGTGCAGCCGGCCCTGCTCCACGCCCTTAAAGAGGCCGGTTGGGTGGACATGGGGCGCCTGAAGTCGCGGCGCTATGACAACAAAAAGCACATCTTCTGCGCGCCAGAGATGGCCGAAATGCCCAAGTCAGAGCTTCGCGACATGGTAGAAGAGCCGCCCGCTAGCCATTTGGCGAGGGTGAAATAAAAAAGGCCCCGTATGGGGCCTTTTTTATAGGTTTAAAAGCGCGGCCAAGAGGGCCGCGATTATGAGCGACACAATAGCGAGCATGGCAGCGCCTCCCTGACTTTGCGGGCGTGTTCGCGTACTTGGTCCGGCGTCCAGGGCGTCGGTCCCGATGGGGGCGGGAATGGCCAAGTCATGCTCGCGCCTCCGCCCGTCCTTTTTCGATCAGCTCTCGCGCATAGGACTGATCTTCGGGCCGCTCGCTTGAGAGCATGGCTCGCAGTTTGTAGGCGATCGCTCGCGCTGTTTCGCTGTTGATGGCTCGCTCATAACGGGCGCCTTCGGTGATGTAGTCGGCTTCGGTGTGGTTCATATTTGGTCCAATATCTGTTTTGCGGCCATTGGATGCATCAAGATAACGTCGCAGGCGCGATTGACAGCCGTGTGCATGGCCGCGTTTTGCTTTTCAATTGCGGACAGCTCGCTCTCGAGAATTTCGCATTCTACGGTCTTAATTTTTAAGTCCGATGCCGCGTTTTTAAGCGTCGCAATTTCGGCCGTGGCTTGGCCAAGCGCATACTGCAGCGCATCGATGCGGGCGAAAAGCTTGGTCGCGTTTTCGAAACCCTCCGCATAGCATAGGCGTTCGGCTTCGCTGGCGGGTAGTTGCATATAGTCAATCATTTTCGGCTCTCCAAATATTCGGCCACCGATCGGCCGGTTAAAAAAGCATGCTCTGCGCTTGCTAAATCAATCGGCGCGTTGTCGGTCGCGTCGGCCAAATCGATCAGCCACTGCCAAAATTCTTTTACTCGCATGGGATGAAATCCTGAAGGTCGGCTCGCATAACGCTATACGGGCCTATTTGAAATAGCGCGTACCATTGGAAATAAATTTCCATCAGTTGGACCGGCCTGCCCCTATGCGTGCCATGCGTGCCAGGCTTGGGCCAGCTCTCACGCGTAGGGTATCGGTCGGGCTTGGCGCGTGGGGTATATCCTATGTTCATGCGGCCGCCATCATAAAAACGCGTTTTTTGTGGCCGACGGCGTGGTCGGCGATGACGATATCGCGGGCGGACTTGGACGTCCCTCCGCAAAGCATGCACGCGTCGCATGTGGCTTTTTTGCCACCTTCGGCCGATGCTGGGCAAGTGACTTCGCCCGCTTGCTTGTCCACGCCGACGGATACGCGAAACACGCGCATACCGTATAGGTTAGCCTGCGCGGCTTCGTCGATGCTATCGGCGCTGGCCATCACCAGCGGCGACCAAGCGGCGTGGTCAAATCCGACACTTTGCCACTGGTGCGAATATCCGACGATACCGGCCGCATCGGCCGTGATGGTTTGCCACATGCCGACGGGCGCGGCCGCTGGGTCCCCGTAGGTGCCAAGCCGGACCTTGCGGCCGGCCAAGATGCGACGCAAAGCATCTGGCGCGATTTTCTGATACCGGCCGCGCTTGTATGCTTCGAACACCGACCGCACCGACCGACCGACGTTTACATAACATGGGGCTTGGCCGTTGGACTTGGCCAAGAGCGGCCGATGCACACATTGCCCGCATATGCTGACGTCGTCGCCCGTCTTAAGCGCGTCAGTCGGTGCGACGTCGGACCGGATAATGAATGTCTGCACAAGGTCGGCGCCCGTTTTAGCGTTGTCGGACCCTTGCAATTTATTGACGATGACGACGATGGGACGGCCGTCAATCTCTGACGGGCCTTCGTATGCGATATATCCAAGTGGCTTTTTCATGGTTTAACCCCTCCAAGCAAGCAAAACACCGATGAATGCATAGCAGACAATGGTGGCGACAGCCCACGGCCAGACAATAGGCGCGGGTTTTTTGTTCAAATCAAAATAGTGTTGTTCGTGCATGGTGCGATCCTCAGGAAATTGCGTCTTCATAGACGGCCGGATATTCAGCCATCAGCTGGGCTTGAGCGGCCATCAGGGCGTCGCGCAATGTGGCGTGTGAGCTGATCGGGTCACCTTGATCGGTGACCAAGTAGTTGCCGTGGCCATCAAATGCGACGACAACCAAGCCGTCGCCGTCGGCGCAATAAAAGCCATTGACCGGTTGCCATACGACGCCGACAACCTCGCCCGCGTTGTAACCGAACTCCACATCGCCGTCGGTGTACCAGCCGTTGCGTTGCTCAGTGTAGAAATAACCGTCTTCAGTGGTGATTGCGTTGTAGTCCATACAGTAGTTCTCCAGGTGGTTTGTTGCGTTTTGCCGAAGCAGCCCATAGCGTAAGGCTTTTCTTTGCACAATGCAAGGCTCTGTTACAAACTGTTACAACTGTTTATTTTGTGGGTTATGTGGATAGCAGCGTGGGTTATGTTTCGCGCCAGCGTTGTCCACACGGCGCGGCCTGTATTCATGCGGGTTGTAGGGCTTTGTGGATATTGTGGATAGTGTTTTTGTTTTGATACCCTAATCCATAATAGTATTACAAGTGATTTAGTCGGGTATTTGAGAACTATTACTAGCCGGCGATTTAAAACGCCCGTCCACATTGTCCACATGACCCACAAATCCACGCCGACGCCCACGCCACCAGGTTATGTAAGCGGCCACTGACTTAATTGTGGACTGTCCACATTGTCCACAAACTCCAGTGCTTATACAGTGGTGTGTTTGCATACAGTATGGATGCCCGTACAGTATGGTTATTTGTACAGTACTGTATGCATGATCAGCCTGGTTGAAGCGGCCAGCCGATTGCTGTGGACTGTCCACATGACCCACAAGGGGGAGGGGGTAGGGCCGACGGCACTAAGGTCACAGCTACGGAGGGCCTGCAAAAACTTTTTTTTTCTTACGGCACACCGTCAAATAATTTTTTGCAAAAACTTTTTTATTTTTTGTAAATGCAAACTGCGTAAAGAAAAAGGTTACTTGCGTAGTGGCTAAAAACCCAGTACCATCGGGCCACGCACTAACAGCGGCTCACACGAATGAGATCACTACCTCTTACCATCCGCGAAGTAAAGGCCACCGAGGCCACGCTTAACCGCATCTACGACGCAGCCAAGCTCGGCCTTAAAGGCGACTCGCTGGCGCTGGCTGCCGGAATGCTACCTGCCGAGTACCGTCAGCTGTGTGTGCTGGACCCTGTCGCAGAGATGGCGGCGCAAAAAGGCAAAGCCGATGGCGAGCAAGAGCTTTCAACGGTTTTGCACAAGGCGGCGTTGGAAGGCGACGCTAAAGCGGCGCTTGAGATCTTGAAGCACCAGCACGGCTGGGTGGCCAAGCAGGCCATCACGGTGGATGTCGAGCAGCGCATCAGCATCACTGGTGCACTGGCCGAAGCCGCCAAGCGCACCCAAGACATCATCGACATCACGCCGACTGAGCCTCGACTGGCGCCACATAAAGTACAGTAATGCAGACCACCATCTACTCGGCCGAAGACGAACAAGAGTTGATGTCCAGGCTCTGGGCACCAGCAATCAAAGACAACCCTTTGGCGTTCGTCATGTTCACGTTCCCGTGGGGGCAACCAGGCACGCCGCTAGAGCATTTCAGCGGGCCGCGCAAATGGCAGCGCGAGGTGCTCCAATCGATTGCGGACCACATCAAAGAGAACAAAGGCAAGGTGGACTTCGACACCCTGCGCCACGCGGTCAGCTCCGGCCGCGGTATCGGCAAGTCCGCACTGGTCAGCTGGATCGTGATCTGGATGCTGACCACTCGCATTGGCTCGACAACCATCGTGTCGGCTAACAGTGAGTCACAGCTCAGAAGCATCACATGGGCCGAGATCACTAAGTGGCTGGCCATGAGCCTCAACTCGCACTGGTTCGAGGTCAGCGCAACCAGACTGATGCCAGCCAAGTGGCTGACCGAGCTGGTCGAGCGCGACCTGAAGAAAGGCACTCGCTACTGGGGCGTTGAGGGTCGGCTGTGGTCGGAAGAGAACCCTGACGCTTACGCGGGTGTGCACAACTTCGACGGCGTGATGGTGATCTTTGACGAAGCATCAGGCATTGCAGACGCAATCTGGGCGGTGACGGCCGGCTTTTTTACGGAGAACACACCAAACCGCTTTTGGCTGGCGTTCTCCAACCCGCGGCGCAACAGCGGGTACTTCTACGAAACGTTCCACAGCAAACGGGACTTTTGGGCGACCAAGACAGTGGACGCCCGCACGGTCGAAGGCACCGACAAGCAGGTCTACCAGCAGATCATTGACGAATATGGGCCAGATTCAGCCCAAGCGCACGTTGAGGTCTACGGTGAGTTCCCGAACGCAGGGGATGATCAGTTCATTTCAAGCATGGTGGTCGACGACGCAATGAAACGGCCGCAGTACAAAGACCCGTCAGCGCCGATCGTGATCGGCGTGGACCCTGCGCGGTTCGGGGCGGACGCAACAGTGATTGCAGTGCGGCAAGGTCGAGACATTACTCGCATCATCCGCCACCGAGGAGATGACACCATGACCGTGGTGGGTTACATCATTGAAGCCATTGAGGAGTTCAAGCCTGCAATGGTGTTCATTGACGAAGGCGGGCTAGGCGCGGGGGTCGTGGACCGGCTAAAAGAGCAACGGTACAAGATCAAAGGCGTCAATTTTGGCTGGAAATCAAGCAATCCAGCCATGTACGGCAACAAACGTGCGGAGATCTGGGGCAAGATGCGCGATTGGCTCAAATCCGCCAGCATTCCGGCCGACCGGTTCTTGAAAACCGACCTCATCTCGCCTATGATGAAGCCAGACTCCAAGGGTTCGATCTTTTTGGAGTCGAAAAAAGACATGAAAGCACGGGGAGTAGCCTCTCCAGACGCTGCGGATGCTATTGCGCTGACGTTCGCCTACCCTGTGGCCTCGCGGGAGTACAATCCCCGCACAGAACGCCGTGTAGTCACTGAGCGCGGTGCGGTATCAACTGGATGGATGGGGTCATGACATGCCGCTGAAAAAATCTGCATCTCCTAAAGCATTCAGCGCCAACGTGAAAGCCGAAGTCAAAGCTGGCAAACCTGTCAAACAAGCTGTGGCCATCGCATATTCCGTTAAGCGTGAAGCCCAAAAACCAGCCCCAAAAGGCAAAAAATGACTCTCAAAGCAATGCAGAACTGCCTCATCATCGAGGTGGATGTCGAAAAACACGCGATGTTCGAGCTACTTTCGACAGAAAAGCAGGAAACGGGTATAGTCGTGTCCGCTGGCCCTGATTGCAAGGAACTGAAGGTCGGGGATCATCTTTATTTTGGCGTGGGGCAAGAATTTACGTTCGACAAGAAACAATATGTCGTCATGCGCGAACCTCACGTACTAGGAGTCTTGAATGGCTGACCCAACTGGCATGGTTGCTGCGGCTAACGTAGCAGCCGGTGGCAAACCCGCAAAATCCGACTCAGACATCCTGACAGTCGCCCGTGCCCGCCTTGATATGGCGGTTGCCGCGCTCATGGAGTCCCGCGAGGATGAGATCGACGACCTGCGGTTCTACGCCGGTTCGCCCGACAATTCGTGGCAATGGCCTGCCGATGTGCTGGCCACCCGTGGTGCGGTCCAAGGTCAAACCATCAACGCCCGCCCCACGCTGACCATCAACAAGTTGCCCCAGCATGTGCGTCAGGTGACCAACGATCAGCGTCAAAATCGCCCAGGTGCCAAGGTCATCCCCGTGGATGACAACGCCGATGTGCAGGTGGCCGAGGTGTTCAACGGCATGATCCGCCACATCGAGTACATCTCGGACGCTGATGTGGCCTACGACACTGCTTGCGAGAACCAAGTGGCCTACGGCGAAGGCTACATCCGCCTGCTGACCGAGTATTGCGACGACAACACGTTCGATCAGGACATCAAGATCGGTCGCATCCGCAACAGCTTCTCCGTCTACATGGACCCGCTGATCCAAGACCCCACTGGCGCAGATGCCAAGTGGTGCTTCATCACCGAGGATGTGACCAAGGCGGAATATGAGCGCATGTACCCCGATTCCACCCCAATCACGACCCTTCAGTCGTTGGGTGTGGGTGATCAGTCGATCAGCAACTGGCTGAACGAGGACACCGTCCGAATCGCGGACTACTACTACATCGACTACGACAAAGCCACGCTGAATTTGTACCCTGGCAATGCAACAGCGTTTGAGGGCACCCCTGAAGACAAGGAACTGCGTGCCGTGTACGGCAAACCCAAGCGTAACCGTGTGTCCGAGCGTCCGAAGGTCAAGTATTGCAAGATCAACGGCTACGAGATCCTTGAGGAACGCGAGTGGGCGGGCAAGTGGATTCCGGTGATCCGCATTGTCGGCAATGAGTTCGAGGTCGATGGCCGTTTGTACGTGTCGGGCTTGGTGCGCAACGCCAAAGATGCCCAACGCATGTACAACTACTGGGTGTCCCAAGAAGCCGAGATGCTGGCGCTGGCCCCCAAGGCTCCGTTCATCGGCTACGGTGGCCAGTTTGAGGGCTACGAGGACAAGTGGAAGACCGCCAACACGAACAACTGGCCCTATTTGGAGGTCAACCCTGACGTTACAGACGGTCAAGGCTCCATCTTGCCACTGCCACAGCGGGCACAGCCTCCAATGGCTTCCAGCGGCTTGTTGCAGGCCAAATCGGGTGCTGCCGAGGACATCAAGGCGACCACCGGTCAGTACAACGCCTCGCTGGGCATGGGTTCCAACGAGCGTTCTGGCAAGGCCATCTTGGCCCGCCAAAAAGAAGGCGATGTGGGCACGTACCATTATGGTGACAACTTGGCCCGTGGTGTGCGTCACATTGCCCGTCAACTGATCGACCTGATCCCCAAGATCTACGACACCCAGCGTATCGCTCGGATCATCGGTGAAGATGGCGAGACAAAGATGGTCAAGATCAACCCTGACCAGACCCAGCCGGTCAACGAGATCCAAGACGAGCGCGGCATTGTGATCGAGAAGATCTACAACCCTGGCGTTGGCAAATACGATGTTGTCGCTGTGACCGGCCCAGGCTACGCCACCAAGCGCCAAGAGGCACTCGAAGCTATGGCTCAGTTGTTGCAGGGCAACCCTGACCTGTGGAAAGTGGCCGGTGACTTGTTCGTCAAGAACATGGATTGGCCAGGCGCTCAGGAGATGTCCAAGCGGTTTGCCAAGACCATTGACCCCAAAATCATGTCCGATGACGACAAGTCACCCGCGCTGCAAGCTGCCGAGATGCAAATGCAAGCCATGGCGCAGGAAATGGAGCAGATGCACCAGATGATCCAAAACGTCAACAAGTCCATTGAGATGCGGGACTTGGAGCGCAAGGATTACGAGGCGCAAATCAAGGCGTATCAGGCCGAAACACAGCGGATTTCCGCTACTCAGGCCGGTATGAACGAGCAGCAGATCCAAGACATTGCCATGGGCGTGGTGGCCGCTGCCATGGAGTCCAACGGTCAACTGAACGGCATCCCTGAGATGCCAGAGCAGCAGATGGACATTGGGATGGAGCAACAACCCATGCCCCCTGAAGGAGCAATGCAATGAACGCAGCACAACTGATGGGTCTGCTGTTTTTGGGCCGCAATGTGGCCCATTCAGTGCATCTGAACACCCGCAGCTATGCCAAACATGTGGCCCTGAACACGTTTTACGACAGTGTCATTGACCATGCGGATGCCTTTGCCGAGGCGTATCAGGGCCGTCATGGTCTGATTGGTCCGATTGCCATTCCTGCGGCCAAGAAGACCACCAACATCATCGAGTTCTTGCAAGACCAACTTGCCGAGATCGAAAAAGGCCGTTACGATGTTTGTGACAAGGCCGACTCGTCGTTACAGCAATTGATCGATAATATCGTCGAGCTGTACCTCACAACTTTGTACAAATTGCGCTTCCTCGCATAAGGATAGATCATGGAATTTCTCAATCCTCTGGCCGCTGCCAACTTTCCCGCCCGCACCGTGGCATTCACCGGCACCGCTGGCTCCACTGGCACATGGCCTGCTGGCCCACAGGGTGTTGTGGTCTGGTCCGATGCCGCCTGCTACGTGGTTGTTGGTGAGGGCGTGACAGCCACCACTTCGGACACCCCGATCCCTCCCTTTACGCCGATTCCCTTCAAAGTGCCTCAGGGCGGCGGTGGTGTGTGGCGCGTGAGCGCAATCCAGATTTCTGCTGGCGGCAACCTGTACGCCAAGCCAATCAACATTCAGTAATCCACCGAAGGGTCGGGCATGAGCTATTTTGGAGTTTCCCTGCGAAACGGTGTCGGCCTTGGTCTGGGGACAGTGCCATCGCTGACCAACACCCCGCTGAGTTACCGCTTGGCCCCTTCACTGGATCTGTCGTTCGCTGGCTCTGATGCGCTGAGTCCAGCCATCACCTTCAGCCGTACCACCAACGCCACGCTGACGAACTCGGCTGGTTTGGTTGCTTATGCGCCGCATAACCTGCTGACGTATTCGGAGCAGTTTGACAATGCGGCGTGGAACGTGCGCTGGGGTGGGGCTGGCGCCATTACAGCAAATGATGCAACGTTTTTAGCACCAAATGGAACGCAAACGGTCGATAAAAGCACCGCAACTGTTGGAGGTGCTGGTGTTGGTCAAGCGGTCACGTTGACTGCTGGCGTTACCTATACGCTTTCATGTTGGGTAAACACGTCATCAAACACCGCACCTTTGCAGATCGCTACAAGCAGTACTGGTGGCGGCGTTGTAGCAAGCGTCACCATTCCCGTTAGTAGCACATTGAATCGTTATTCTCTCACTTACACACCATCAACAACTCAAACGTATTACGTTGGTGTGGGCAACTCTGTGGCTGGACAAACCATCTACATCTGGGGCGCTCAACTGGAACAGTCCAGCACAGCCTCAACGTACAACAGCACCACGGTCAAGAACCTGCTCGGCTACACCGAGAACTTTGACAATGCTGCGTGGACTAAGAGCAATGCCTCAATCACCAGCGGGTTCACCGACATTTACGGTCAACCGTTTGCTCAGAGTATTACAGCAACTTTGGCTAATGCGACCGTATTGTCCTCGTACACCGCAGTTGCATCAACACCATACACATTCAGCGTGTATCTACAGCGTGTATCAGGAACAGGCAACGTGGACATTTCTGTTGACGGTACGACATGGGTTACGCAGACTCTGACCACCACGTTGCAAAGATTCACTGTGACAGGCACGCTTACAGCGGGTGCAAAAACACCCGGAATTCGCGTTGTATCCTCTGGCGATGTAGTGATTGCTTTTGGTGCTCAGTTGTCCGACTCGGCCTCAGTTGATCCCTACGTCTACCAGCCTGTGGCGGCTCCAAGCTCTGTGGCCTACTACGGCCCACGGTTTGACTATGACCCCGTGACGCTTCAGCCCAAGGGCTTGCTGATCGAAGAGCAGCGGACGAACTTGGTGTTGCAAAGCGGTGACCTGTCCAACGCAGCATGGGCCACCAAGAGTGGAACATTTACGGCCAACGCCGCAGTTGCCCCAGACGGAACGACCACTGCAACTTCTTGCGTGGCTACCAGCAGTGACCCGTATGTGTACCAGTCGGTGACTCTAGCTGCCACCACTTACACAATGTCCGTGTGGATCAAGGGAACGGGTGTTTCCGTAGGTAAGACAGGTACGATTCGCTCGGGAGCTAACGTGTCTCCGGCCATCACCATCACGAATGCGTGGCAACGAATCACCTACACCTTTACTGCAACTGCTGGAGCCGTGAACTGTGGCTTTGAGTTCCCCGATGGGAGCACTACGGCAACAGGTGACACTGTTTACTACTGGGGCGCTCAACTGGAAGCCGGTGCATTTGCTACCAGCTACATCCCAACAGTCGCCTCCCAAGTGACTCGGGCTGCTGACAGCGCCAGCATGATCGGGAATAACTTTGCTCGGTGGTATAACGTAAATGCTGGCTCTTTGTTTATCCAGTTTCAATTAATTTCTGGTAACGTGGCTGGCAACAACGCAAACATTGTAGCGTTTGAAGGCGCAGCCGGTGCAAACATGACACTGCATCGTGATTCTGCTGCTGGTTGGCGGTATCGCACCAACTTGGCAAACCTGAACGTTACCGGTGTTTTCGATGTGGCGTCCAACAAAACAGTTTTTGCTTACGCCACCTCCGACTACCCATTTGATGCAGCAGGAGGCGCTGTTCAACTTAACACTGGTGTTGGTGCACCTCCTGTGACAACCTCGCTCTTGATTGGCGCTGGAAGCAATTACGCAGCGGCAAAACCGATCAACGGCACCATTTCCCGCATCGCCTATTACCCCAAGCGCCTGAGCAACACTGAACTCCAAGGGATCACAGCATGACCGATGAAACGATCAATGACCTGCCCTACGGTGATCTGTACCTGAAGTTTGCCGATGAAGCTGAGGCCGCAGCCGCCCTTGTCGGGTATGAGAGTAGCGTTGACGTTTTGGGTGTGGTTGACGGCTACGAGGGCTACCTTGTGAACACCCGTGGCCCGATCACCCCAGAACTGCAACTTTTTGCCGTGGAACCACCACCTGTCAAACCAATCAGAATTTGGGCATAATGCTCACAAAACTGTATCGGCCCAGTAGACCGAGGAATCTCAGGATTCATAAATGACTGAAGAAGTCCAAGCCTTAGCGGAAGTTGACTCCGCGCCAGCAACAGCGGTGACGGCCACCACTGAAGCGACAGAAAATGCGCCGGAAGTCGTCGAGAATCAACCCGAACAGGTCGAGGAGAAGAAATACTCCCAGGCTGAAATCGATGCGATGATCGGCAAGCGCCTCGCAAGAGAGCAACGTAAGTGGGAACGAGAACAGCAACAACGTGCTGCGGAAACGCAGATCGTCAAAGCTCCTTCGGCAACTTCTGCTGACCAGTTTGAAAGCCCTGAAGCCTATGCGGAAGCACTGGCCTATCAGAAGGCCGAAGAACTGATCGCCAAGCGTGAAGCCGCCAAGCAGCAATCTGCCGTACTCGAAAGCTATCAGGAACGTGAAGAAGCAGCACGGGACAAGTATGATGACTTCGAGCAAGTCGCCTACAACCCCAAGCTCCCAATCACCAACGTGATGGCCGAAACGATCCAGTCTTCGGACATTGGCCCCGAGTTGGCTTACTACCTCGGCTCCAACCCCAAAGACGCAGAACGTATCTCACGCATGTCGCCACTCGCTCAGGCGAAGGAAATCGGGAAGATCGAAGCCAAATTGGCCGCTGAACCTCCCGTGAAACGCACAACGTCAGCGCCTGCGCCGATTTCACCTGTTACTGCACGCTCCACTGGAGTTGGCACCTATGACACCACGGACCCACGGTCTACCAAGACCATGACGGATTCGCAGTGGATTGAGGCCGAACGTGCAAGGCAGATGAAGAAGCTGCAAGCAATGGCAAACCGCTAATTCTCTTGAAATCGGGTATGATGATTACCCGAAATCAGGAGAACCAAAATGGAGAGTGATAATTTAGATTTGACGGCTGAAGAACTTAAGCGGCAACGCAACAGGGAAGCAGCGGCCAGATATAGAGAGCGCAATCGTGAACGGTTTAACCAACGTATGCGGGACTGGCGTGAAGCGAATCGGGAGAAAGACCGTGAGCATAAACGTGAGCACCGCAACCGCAAGTTAGCAAATGGAACGCCTGAGGAAGTCGCTGCAATACGCAAGGCCGAGTCAGAGAAAACCAAACGCGCACAAGCGGTTTGCAGAGAACAAGTGTATGAAGCCTATGGTGGATACAAGTGCAACTGCTGCGGTGAAAGTCAACCGATGTTTCTATCAATTGATCACATTGACAACAACGGCGCGGAAGAACGAAAATCGGGTCAGTATGCTGGCTCGGGTTACGGTTTTTACCGATGGCTAAGGAAATCTGGATTCCCTTCAGGTTACCAAGTTCTTTGTATGAATTGCAACACTGGGAAACATAAAAACGGTGGCGTGTGTCCTCACCAATCTTCTTGAACTTTGAAAGGAATTTAATATGTCTAACAGCATTCTGACGATCGACATGATCACAAGAAAAAGTTTGGAAATACTTGAAAACAACCTTGTGTTGACCCGCAACGTGAACCGCCAGTACGACGACAGCTTCGCTGTTGAAGGTGCCAAGATCGGTTCTACCCTGCGTATCCGTTTGCCCGACCGCGCTCTGGTGACTGACGGTGCCGCCCTGCAAGTTCAGGACGACAACGAACAGTACACCACCCTGACTGTCGCCAGCCAAAAGCACATCGGTGTCAACTTCACATCCGCTGAATTGACCCTGCAATTGGATGACTTCGCAGAACGTGTGTTGAAGCCTCGTATCAGCCAGTTGGCATCCAGCATCGATGCTGACGTTGCCAACGCATACAAGTACATCGGTAACTCCGTTGGTACACCTGGCACCACTCCTTCGACTTCTTTGGTGCTGTTGCAAGCCCAGCAGAAGCTGACCGAGAACGCTGCCGTGATGAACCCACGTTACGCTACCGTGAACCCTGCTGCCAACGCCGGTCTGGTCGAAGGCATGAAAGGTCTGTTCAACCCCACCGACACCATCAGCAAGCAGTTCAAGAACGGCATGATGGGCACTGGCGTGCTGGGCTTTGACGAGATCAACATGTCTCAGTCGATCAAGCAGTTCACCACCGGTTCGCGCACTGCCACCGGCGGTACTCTGTCCGCATCCGTGACTGCTCAAGGTGCCACTACCATCGCCATCACCGGCGCTGGTGCAGCAGGCGTTGTGAAGCAAGGCGATGTGTTCACCGTGGCCGGTTGCTACGCTGTGAACCCACAGACCCGTGAATCCACTGGTTCGCTGTTCCAGTTCGTGGCCGTTGCTGATGTGACCCTGAACGGCTCTGGCGCTGGTAGCATCACCGTGGCTCCTATCTACACCGCCGCCAACGCTTTGGCTACCGTGGACAGCTTCCCTGCCTCCGGTGCTGCCGTTGTGTTCGTGGGTGCTGCTTCGACTCAGTACGCACAGAACTTGGTGTACCACAAGGATGCCATCACCTTCGCCACTGCCGACCTGTTGCTGCCTCAAGGCGTTGACATGGCCAGCCGTGCCGTCCACAATGGCATCAGCCTGCGCGTTGTTCGTCAATACGACATCAACAACGACCGTATGCCTTGCCGTATCGACGTTCTGTACGGCTACAACGCGATCCGTCCTCAAATGGGCGTTCGTCTGTGGGGCTAATCTGAAACGGGGACTTCGGTCCCCTTTCTCGCATCTCAAATCTGAAAGGAAATTATCATGGCTCTCCCTAATGGCGCAGGCGGTTACCAAGTCGGTGACGGCAACCTGACTGAAGTTATCCTCGGCTACGAAGCCACTCCCCAAACTGTTACGGCAACAGCAACCTTGACCACCGATCAAATCACCGGTGGTATTTTGGTGGCCAACCCTGGCACATCTGCTGCAACTTACACTTTGCCTACCGCTGCGTTGATCGACAACGCAGTGAGCAGCGCAAAAGTGGGTAGCACTTTTGACCTGAACATTGTCAACATCGGCACCAGTTCTGGCGCTGTGACTTTGGCTGCTGGCACTGGCATCACCGATGGCGGCAACGCTTTGGTGGCTGTTGCCATCACTTCCAGCGCTCTGTTCCGGTTCCGCAAGACCGGTGACGCAGCTTGGACTGTGTACAAAGTGGCCTAATTGAAACGGGGTCTTCGGACCCCGTTTTGTCCTAAAAGGAACAATCATGCCAAATACACAAGCTACAGGTGTCGCTTACGCTGACCCCGAGTTCACTACCTGCTACGCCAGCCAAGAACTTGGTTACAGCGCAGCGGCTCAAGGCACTGTTACTCAGTTGACCGACAAATCGACAGCTGTGACTTTGAACAAGTCCTCTGGTCGCATCACGATGAACGCTGCCTCGCTGGCTACGGTCACCACGGTGTCGTTCACCTTGAACAACAACTTGATCAGCGCCAATGACACACTGATTGTCTGCATCTCCAGCGGTGCAACAACTGGTGCGTACTCGGTGTATGTGTCGAACTTGACCGCAGGTGCTGCAACGATCTCGTTGCGCAACTTCACTGCTGGCGCTTTGGCCGAAGCAGTGGTGGTGAACTTCGCCATCATTCACGCCGCAAGCTAAACCCAAAGGCCCCTTCGGGGGCCTTCTTAAATCATGGTCATTTACCTCACCCACCCAATCCACGGGGCCAAGGTTGCAACGATGCACCTTGAAGCCGAGATGGATGAAAAAAACGGCTGGACACGCTACAATCCAGAAACGCCTTCGGCTCCCGAAGATGCGGCTCCAGTGAACGCACTGGAAACCAAACGCAAATACACCCGCAAGGCCGCTGACCCTGTCGAGGTGCAACCCGAAGGAGTCTGAGCATGGCAACATTTACGGCTGGCGATCAAATTAACCGAGCACTTCGTCTGCTTGGCGTGCTTGCCGAGGGTGAAACGCCGTCTGCTGCCACTTCTCAAGATGCATTGATGGCAATGCAACAGATGATCGAATCGTGGAACACTGAGAAGTTGTCCACGTTCGTGACCCAAGACCAAGTGTTCACTTGGCCCGCTGGTGAGATCAGCCGCACACTTGGCCCCTCGGGTGACTTTGTGGGCCTGCGCCCCATTTTGATGGATGATGCCACGTATTACGTTGCACCCAATGGCGTGTCGTATGGCATCAAGTTCATCAACCAGCAGCAATATGACGGCATTGCCGTCAAGACCGTGACATCCACATACCCTCAAGTGGTGTGGATCAACATGGGTTACCCTGACGTTACGCTGACCGTGTATCCCAAGCCCACACAGGACTTGGTGTGGCACATGATCTCGCCGCAAGAGTTGGATCAGCCTGTTGAATTGAGCACCCCACTGTACTTCCCGCCTGGTTACCTGCGGGCGTTCACGTACAACTTGGCTATGGAATTTGCGCCCGAGTTCGGCGTGGAGCCTTCGCCGCAGGTGCAGCGCATCGCCATGACCAGCAAGCGCGATCTCAAGCGGATCAACAACCCTGACGATGTGATGGCATTGCCTTATTCGCTGGTGGCCAGCCGTCAACGCTTCAACGTCTACAGTGGCAATTTCTGATGCAAACGCCTATTCTTGGATCAGCCTACACTGCCCGCAGCGTCAATGCTGCGGCCAATCGCATGGTCAATCTGTTTCCAGAAATCGTGCCCGAGGGTGGCAAGACTGCTGCGTTTTTGAATCGTGCGCCAGGCTTGCGTCTGCTGGTCACCGTAGGCACCGGCCCAATCCGTGGCATCCGCACCGTGGGCACCGACCTGTACGTGGTGTCTGGTCGATACCTGTACAAAGTTGACACCTCGTACACCGTGACGCAATTGGGTCTTGTCACTGACGCGACAACGCCTGTGTCCATGTCGGACAACGGGACACAGCTCGTCGTGGCCTGCGATGGTCCAATGTACGTCTACAACACGCTGACCAACGCCTTTGCACAGGTCACCGATCCAGATTTCCCAGGCGCATTGACCGTGTCGTTCTTGGACGGCTACTTCGTGTTCATCGAACCCAACAGCCAGCGAGTCTGGGTGACTGCGATCAATGACCCGTTGTCCGTAGACCCGCTGGACTTTGCCAGCGCCGAGGCCGACCCAGACAATCTGGTGTCCTCCATCGTGGACCACGGTCAGGTGTGGCTGTTCGGCACCAACTCGGTCGAGGTTTGGTACGATACCGGTGGCGTAGATTTCCCCCTTCAGCGCATTGATGGTGCGTTCAACGAGATCGGGTGCGCTGCCACATTCTCGGTGACCAAGTTGGACAACAGTCTGTTTTGGCTCGGCTCTGACCGCCGTGGCAAGGGCATCGTGTACCGCGCCAACGGCTACTCTGGCACCCGTGTTAGCACCCACGCTGTCGAGTGGCAGATCCAGCAGTACGCCGACATCTCGGATGCCGTGGCCTACACCTACCAGCAAGACGGTCACTCGTTTTATGTGCTGTCGTTCCCATCGGCCAACGCCACATGGGTCTACGATGTGGCAACGCAAGCATGGCACGAACGCGCTGGCTGGAACAATGGCGAGTTCACCCGCCACCGTAGCAACTGCCAGACCTATTTCAACAATTTGAATGCTGTCGGTGATTACCAAAACGGCAACATCTACGCATTCGACTTGGACAAGTATTCCGATCACGACCGTATCCAAAAGTGGCTGCGGTCTTGGCGTGCCCTGCCCACCGGCCAAAACAACCTCAAGCGCACCGCGCAGCACAGCCTTCAGCTTGACTGCGAAACCGGTGTCGGTCTGGTCGATGGGCAGGGCAGTGACCCGCAGGTAATGATGCGCTGGTCTGACGATGGTGGCCACACATGGTCCAACGAGCAGTGGTCATCGATGGGCAGGATCGGGGAATATTTCCGCCGTGTGTTTTGGCGGCGACTGGGCATGACCCAAAAGATCCGCGACCGTGTCTACGAGGTGTCGGGCACCGATCCTGTGAAGATTGCCATCGTGGGTGCTGAACTACTCGTGAGTCCGACGAATGCCTAACACCACCCCAGTCACACCTGCTCGGGTGCCGATTGTTGACCCTGAAACAGGGTTTGTCAGTCGTCCTTGGTACATGTTCTTCACATCGCTTTTGGCAAACTCAGGCGGTGGAACAGGTAGCGGCACAGTGACCAATGTGGCCACCGGCACTGGTTTGACGGGTGGTCCCATCACCACGACTGGCACGATTCAGTTGGCAACTGCCTACGGGGACGCACGCAACCCGTACGGCAGCAAAACAGCCAACTACGTGTTGGCCGCGCCCAATGGTGCGGCTGGTGTACCTACGTTTCGTGCTTTGGTTGCTGCTGACGTTCCTACGCTGAACCAGAACACGACAGGAAATGCCGCCACAGCAACCAAGACAACCAATGTTGCCGGTGGTGTTGCATATCAAATTCCGTATCAGTCTGCGGTTGACACGACTGCGTTTATTCCAGCACCCACCACAGCGTCAACGTACCTTAGCTGGAACGGCTCTGCGTTCACATGGGGTACTGTTTCTGCTACCGTGAATTGGGCTGTACCAGGCGCTCTTGGCTCAACCACACCCAACGATGTGTATGTGAGCAGCGGAAACGATAATGCAATTGCTTATTTTGGAGGAACGGGCGGCAAACAAGTGTTGTCAAGCACTTATTTGAAGGCGGATGTCACAGGCAACGGAACATTTGGCGCGTATACCGGAACCACAAATAAATACAACATTTCCAGTGCTTATGGGTATATTGCCGGAGGATTAGGCGCAACAAATTCTTGCTTTTTTGGAACCCCAAACAATGGCGCAGATACTTGCGTTGTTTCATATAACGCATATTGGGATCCAAGTTCAGGTGGCTCTGGAAATTACATTTACGACAAATCTACATCTGCTGCAATGTGGGCGGTTACAAGCGGTTCACATGCTTTTCGCACCGCATCTTTAGGCACTGCTGGAAACCCTATTAGTTGGAACACTCCACTCTCACTAAGCGGAAATCTTGTATACGCTGAAACATTTGCTACAAAAATTGTTTCTCAGTCTGCATCGGCAGGTGTCGGCTACGCAACAGGCGCAGGTGGTGCGGTAACTCAGTTGACCAGCAAATCGACTGGTGTGACGTTGAACAACGTTTGCGGCAAAATTACAATGGCTGCAAACGCTCTTGCTGGAAACACCAACGTCAGTTTCACATTGACCAACAGCACGATTGCCGCAACCGATGTGGTGATTGTCAACGCATCCAACGTGGCTGGCGCTGCTCCTACGGCCAACACCTATATGGTGACAGTCGATTCGGTGCTGGCAGGGTCATGCCGCATCTTGGTTCGCAACGTATCCGCAGTTTCTGCATCTCAAGCACTGGTGCTAAACTTCGCAGTCATCAAGGCTGTGAACGCCTAAAGGACAAATCATGGCATCCATCAACATCTCATCTTTTGCTGGCGCTGGTGCCCAGTTCTTTGACAACAACGGCACTCCTTTGGTTGGTGGTCTGTTGTACGTTTACGCCGCAGGCACCACGACACCTGTTGTCACTTGGACAAGCCCTTCGGGTACTGTTGCCAACACCAACCCCATCGTGCTGGATGCCGGTGGCCGCACCCCATACGAGATCTGGGTTACCGGTGGTGTGCTGTACAAGTTCGTGCTGAAAAACTCCACAGGTGTCACCATTGGGACATACGATTCGATCCCTGCGATTGATGACCCCACCGCCTTCAACAACATCATCACAGTCACCGGCACCAACACGCTGATTGGCACATCGACACCGGCGAACACTGCCTACGCTCGAGGCATGACCTTGAGCTTCGTGGTGGTCAACACGAACACGGGTGCTGTGACCATCGACGTTGACGGTCTGGGTGCCAAAGAGATCACGTTCTCTGGGTCCAACCCGCTGATCGCTGGTCAGTTGACCGCTGGCGCTCTGGTGACCATTGAATATGACGGCACACGGTTCCAGTTGATGAACTCGTCCGGTGCCCTGGCGATCACGGCATCGTCGCTTAACGGTGGCCAGCTTGCGGGTTTCCGCAACCGTATCATCAACGGTGCAATGGTCATTGACCAGCGCAATGCTGGCGCAAGTGTGTCTGCGTCCGGTTCGTTTCCGGTTGACCGTTTCCAGTCGTTCATGTCGTATACATCGAACTTCACCTTTCAGCAAAACGCTGGCTCGGTCACGCCTCCCACAGGTTTTAGCAACTATGTCGGCATCACGACTGGCACTGGCCGCACCATTGGCGCAAGTGACATTGGCATCTTCTTTCAGTCGATTGAAGGGTACAACGTGTCGGACCTTGCATGGGGTACGGCGAATGCAAAAACCGTGTCCTTGTCTTTTTGGGCACGGTCGAGTGCCACAGGCACGCATAGCGGCTCGGTGACCAACAGCGGCGACACCAGAAGCTATGTGTTCTCGTTCACAATCAGCGCCGCAAACACATGGGAATACAAGACCGTGGTGATTGCGGGCGATACATCGGGAACGTGGCTTACCGGTAACAACAAGTCGATTGTTGTTTCGTTCAACACTGGCTCAGGCACCTCAAAGTTGACAACCGCTGGCGCATGGAACGCCTCTGGCTATTACGGTGCGACAGGTTCTGTGCAGATCGGTGCAACGACTGGTGCCACTTTGTACATTACCGGTGTTCAGTTTGAACTTGGCTCTACTGCCACCCCATTTGAGCAACGTCTGTACAGCACCGAGTTGTCGCTGTGCCAGCGGTACTACCAAGCAACTGGAATTGGCGCGGGTGGATGCGACACCACAATTAGCATTAACGCAGGGTTTATGTTCAGCGTGCCTATGCGTGCGGCACCGACTGTCACATTGCTCAACACCGCGCCACAAATTAGAGCAACCAACACAGTTTCCACCGGCTCATCTTCTGCAATTTCTGCAAGCTATGTGACCGCCCAAGGTGTTGTTGCTGTGATCAACGGATTTACGGGGCTGACCGCAAACGCAGGTTTGTCTGTCATCACAGGATCATTAATCGGCTGTTCAGCGGAGATTTGAGCATGTACCAATTCATTAACGACCAAGTGGTGAAGCGCATCGCAGACAACGCCTTTATCCCCTTCGACCTTGCCAACAGCGACTATCAGGTCTACCTTGCGTGGTTGGCCGAGGGTAATGAGCCACAGGTACAATCGACCGGAAATGAGACTGCCTGACGATGTGTGGCAAGTGATTGCTGACTATCTCCTCGAGCGTAGGAAGATTGAGGCAACGCCAGAGTTAAGAGACTGGGCCGAGAACAACTTGGACATCACGCTGTTTGATGGCGGGGCGATCTTGGCAAAGGACAACGAGTTTGACTTGTTCGTGGTTCCTGAGAAGCGCGGCAGGTGGCGCATCAGGAGCGTAATCGGTGATTTTCTCAACACGATGCTTGAGAAGCATGAGAAAATCGTGGTAAAAATTTACGAAGACAACACCCCATCATTGCGTCTGGCAAGAGGGTTTGGCTTCAAAGATGTTGGCCGTGAAAACGGAATGATTCGATTGGAGAAGCAACATGGGTGACATTATCAACGCAGGCGCGGACCTACTCGGTTTTGGACCCGCCAGCAAGCAAGCTGATGCTACGCAAGCCGCTGCTCGAATTGGCGCTGAATCTGCTGGTCAAGCCACCCAACTCCAACGCGAGATGTGGCAAGCGCAACAAGCGCAACAGCAACCTTGGATGCAAGCTGGTCAGACTGCGCTGAATGCTCTGACACCCTTGGCCACGAACTACCAAAAGTTCGGCATGGACCAATTCCAGCAAGACCCAGGCTATGCGTTTCGATTGTCTGAAGGTCAGAAGGCGCTGGATCGCAGTGCCGCTGCTCGTGGTGGCCTGATCTCCGGTGCAGCCCTAAAAGCCGCTACCCGCTACGGTCAGGACATGGGTTCGCAGGAGTACACCAACGCCTTCAACCGTTACCAGACCGAGCGCAATGCGATGCTTAATCCTTTGCAGTCGTTGGCAGGTGTCGGTCAAACCGCAACCAACCAACTTGGTGCAGCGGGTCAGAACTATGCAAACACTGCGGGCAATATCGGCCTTCTTGGCGGCGCAAACCAAGCAAACGCATTGATGGCTGGCGGCAACATTCGAGCCAGTCAGTACAACACCGCAGGCCGTGCAATGGACCAGTTATACAACTATGGCAGCAAGAACAATTGGTTCGGTGGTGGGTCATCGCCTTCGGGAACTGAGATGTCTCAGCAAGACTATGCAATCGCAAGCGGCGGGTATTAAGGAATCAACATGAACGGACTCATTGATTTCGGCATCATTAAACCCGAACTGGCTGGCTCTTTCGGGGCTGGCTTTCGTGCTTCTCAAGAAGACCGAAACGCTCTTGCCCGTCAAGCACAAGCGCAGCAATTGACTGACCTCCAACTTCAAAACGCCTTACGTGAACAACGCATGGCAGGCGAAGAAGAAGCCGCGTATAAAACTGCGGGAAATGATTACGCAAAACTGCAAACAGAACTAATGCAGCGCGGTTTGGGTAAGCAGGCTATGGCAATCGGCGCACAACAGGCCAAAATGCAAGCCGACAAGATTGCTATGCTCAAGGGTACAACCGAGTTGATGAAGTCTGCAGCCTCCAGCGTCATGGAAAACCCAACCCTTGAGAATGCGTTAGCCGCGGTAAAAGATCTTGGCCAGCGTACAGGCACGGATGTTTCCCGCGATGTTGACGCGCTCGCCAAAACAGGCGGAAACCCAGAAGCCATTTACAAGTGGGCAGCGGGCCACGCTGTTTCTGCCGATAAAAGGTTGAACGAATTTAAGCAATTTAGCGTCCCAGGTGTGGGTGTGCAGACTGGAACAACTGACTTTACGGGTAAGTTTACGCCTGGTCAGGTGTACCAAGAGACAATGTCGCCAGCACAAATCAAACAGGACGAGCGTGATCGTCAACGCCTGAACCTTGAAAATCAACGTGTTGGGCTGGAAGGCGAGCGCGTGCAAATTGCCAGAGATGAAGCCAAGCGTAAAGAACTTGGTTTGGAAGCATTACCGCCCAAAGAAATCCAAAAGCGTGAAGCTGCGTACCCGCAAGCCACTTCGTCAATCAAAGGTTTTGAAACCAAGTCGGATGACTTCATTAAAGACCTTGAAAAACTGCGTGATGATCCTGGCCTTAACCTGATTACAGGTTCGGTTTACGGGCGCACGCCAAGTCTGTCCCGCGAAGGCAGCCGCGCACAAGCCACGTACAACAAAATCTTTGCCAAAGGTGGTTTTCAAGCACTGCAAGACATGCGCGACGCATCCAAGACTGGCGGCGCGTTGGGCAACGTGTCGAACCAAGAAGGCGAGCGTCTTGAACGATCCGTGGTTGGAGGCTTAGACCGCACGCAAAACGTGGAAGATGTCAAAAAAGGCATTAACGATTTGATCGATCAGATCAAAGGCTCCAAAGTACGCATGCGTGAAGCGTATGATATGACCTACGACTACAAACGCGCCAAACCCGCCGCCACAGGTGGTGGCTGGAAGGATCTGTGATGGAATGGCAAGCCGCTGAACGAGTACAGAAAAACGACGCAGGTCAGTTTCGTGCCTTGATCGGCGGCGAATGGGTGCCGGCTGAAAAAGCGCAAAAGAATGAAGCTGGTGAGTTTCGGGTGCTATTGGCCGCGCCAGCATCTACGCCGCCTCGCACTGGTAATCCTTTGGTGGACCAAATTCCTGGCTCCAATGTCAAAGCACCTGCGTCAACAGCCGCGCCAGAAAAACCTGAGTCTGGGTTTATTGGCAAACTGATTTCGCCGCTGGAAACCGCAGTTGCACTGGGCACAAGCGCAGTCACCGCGCCTATCGTAGGTGCGGCCAAAATTGGCGGTACGCTGACAAGTGGTAAGTTTGGCACGCCCGCAGGCATTCGTGCAGGTGAAGAAACTGGTCGTAAAGTTCAACAGTTCTTTCAGCCCGAACTCAGCCGCGAAGCTGAAGGACAAACCCAAGCCATCGGCAACGCTTTGTCTAGCATTGGCATGGAAGGCGTACCCTTGAATGTGCTGGGTGAACTCCAGCGCGGACTGACGCCTGCTTTGCGTGCTGGTGCTGACATGGCAAGAGCGCCTGTCGCCGCCCGCGCCGCCCGCATCCAAGAGGCCAACGTCGCCAAGAGCTACGCCAACGCTCCAATGATTGACGCAGTGCAATCCGCGCAGCGTATCGGCGGCGCAGTCCCGCCTGCCATTTCTAACCCCACGACATCAAACGTGATCAAGGGTAAGTTGGCTGGACCCGAAATCGAGCAGCAGTTTGCCAAGAAGAACGAAGCGGCTGTGACCGAGGCTGTTCGCAAAGACTTGGGCATTAAGCCGACAGAAAAGCTGATTCCTGAAGTAGACGAAGCCACTGGAAAGCTCAACGTCAACAGCCCCATCGCACGGGCGCTCGACGAAGCCAGCAAGCCTTACGAGCCAATCCGCAAGATGGAATCGCTGGCTGTACCCGCAGAGTCTATTGAAGCGCTGGAAAAGCTGCGCAAAGCCGCGCCTATTGGCGGCGACGCCAAGACAGCCGCCATCAACGGCGTGATTGACGATGCACTTGCAAAACTGCAACAGACCACAACCGGCCCGTTTTCTGGTGTGGGTGGCGGTCCCGTTGCTGTCGGCCGTAGCGGCGCAATGGTGTTGGATGACATCCGTTCTTTGAAACGTGACGCGCAAGCCACTCGCCGCGCTCAACAACTCAATCCTGATCCTTTGGCGATTGCCAAAGCAGAAGCGCAAGAGTCCATCGTTAAGATTTTGGAAGGGGTCATTGACGCCAACGCGCCTTCTCCTAAGATTTTGAACGACATGAAGAAGGCGCGGACTCGCATGGCTCAAATTTATGAGCATGAGAATGCGATCAACTACGGGCAGCAAAAGATCGATCCGCAAGCCTACGCTAAGATGTACGAGGAGCGACAAGGCGGCATGACGGGCTTGAACGCTGACATCGCCAAAGCAGCGTCAATGTTCCCCGACTACTTCACGCTGACGCCAGCCGAAATCAAGGGTATGCCTCGCCTCACTCGTGGTGGTGTGGGTGCGGCTTTTGGCGGCGCTTTGGGCGCTCCCTTAGGCCCGCTTGGTTTTGTGGCCGGTACTGCCGCTGGTATGGGCGTAGGTAGTGCGGCGGGCAGTTTGGCCGCACGCCGTATGTCTACGCCTGCTTATCAGCGTGCCAACGCCATGCCTGCGGATTACCGGCCTGTGCCTAGTGGACTGACGCCTGCGGACATCAACTACGGCCCAAATCAATTGGTGCCGTACAACTACGCGCAACAGACGACACAAGCTCCTAACTTCGTGCTGCGCAGTGGCCAACAAGCACCAGCCTACGAACCGCCGTCGTACCCCCAACTGACACAGTTTGGTGATTACGAAACCACGGTTAATGCTTTGCGCAATCAAGAAGCGCGTGCTGGAGAGCGTTCTCGTGTGGCAGGCCAGCAAGTTGAGGCTCAACAAGCCGCCGCTGAAGCATCTGCCCGCCGACCAGCGCGTGGTGAGGTCATATTGGACTGGGATCCAATTACCAAAACTTACCGCGAGGCCAGCCAAGGTCTCAAAGGCGCTACGCCAGAAACATTCCAAAACTTTGGTTCTTCGTTGGCGTCAGCAGCGGAAAAAGCCACCGCAGGCAAAACCTTTGACATGTCCGCTGCCGAGAAAGTCGCATGGGACAAGACCAAAGTCGATTTGGCCAAAGTGATGCCTGGTTTAAAAGGGCTGGATGACAAAGCCGTTGCCACCAAGATGATGGACCGCGAATGGGTTCAGCAGGCCATTGACAAGGCCAAGCAGATGGCCAAAATGCAAGATGAGGCTATCGCACGTTCGACCAATGAGCGGGCGCGTCAACTTGCTATGATTGAACGCGAAAAGTTGCAAGGCAGCTTGGAGATGCTTGAAGAGCAGTTTCGCAAAGCCCGTCCAGTCAAAACCGGTGGCCAAGGCCCCAAGACCCGTGCCCATCAACGCAACATGCTGCGTCCAGAGGGTGATGATATTCAAAACGCATTGGTGAAGTAATGGCCAACATCACAGAAACAGACGCTCGACTGAACTCACACGAGGCCGTCTGCGCTGAACGATACGAACAAATCAATTCACGCCTCAAGCGCCTTGAGGGCATCTTGATGAAGGCCAGCGGTGTCATGCTGTTGGCCATGTCGGGTGTGATCTGGGCATCGGTTTCCCATCTTCCAAAGTGAGAACGACATGAAAGATTACATCCTCGCACGCGCCAAAGAGCCGTCTAGCTGGCGTGGCCTGTTCCTCATCCTGACAGCCATCGGCGTGCCCGTGGCCCCCCAAATGGCCGATGCCATCATCACCGTGGGTCTGGGTCTTGCGGGCGCCATTGGCGTGGCTACCGCTGACAAATGACCCACATCACCCCGCACTTCACTCTTGACGAACTCACCTTCACCGATCACCGTGAGTTCGACAACACACCTGACCCCACAGAACTGGCGAACCTGAAAAGACTCGCTGATCTGCTGGAGCAGGTGAAGGTGGTGCTGGGTGGTAAGCCGATCATGATCAACTCGGCTTACCGGTCCAAGAAGGTCAACGATGCCGTGGGGTCCAAAGACACCAGTCAGCACCGGCTGGGGTGCGCTGCTGACTTCAGGGTGCCAGGCATGACCCCTGACCAAGTGGTCAAGGCGATCATGATCTCATCGATTCGGTTTGACCAACTGATCCGTGAGTTTGACCGCTGGACGCACATCAGTGTTGCGAACACAATCGACACACCTGTGCGCAGGCAGGCGCTCATCATTGACAGCATGGGCACACGACACTACGCCGACAAGAAAGCCTAGCCACATCAGGCCAAGGATGCTCAGTAGCATCCATTTGGCCAAGTATCGCAGGTAGACGCGCCACACAGACGGTGGCAGTGGATCAGCGGCTTTCATCAGCGGGCGGGCTGTTGCCACACGGACCGGACAATCCCGTCCTTGACGGCAGTTTCCGTAATCGTCACAGCAGTTTGGCATGGTGTCTCCATTGTTTTATTCAGCAGTTGCTGGAGCCAGCGGCTACCACCAAGGCGGCGCAACTGGATCTGTTGTTCACGGGTCAAGCTGACCGATGTCTTGCACCTGATCTCCCCTGTCACAAGAGCAGGGCGGCCAACGGATCTCATTGCTTGCTCCGAGGGATCACAACCTTTGGTGGCTCATTGGCCAACCAGATCATGTAGGTTTTGGTCTTGTAGTCCTTGTGCTGGCGAATGGTTACCTGCTGACGAAGACCGCGATTGTCCATAAACCGTTGGAGTGCTTTGCGCACGGCCTGGAACTCGGCTTCAGGCATTGACAGAGCTTGCTCAAAGTCCAGCAACTTCTGAAATTTATCGTCATGCGCCGTCATCCCTTTGCGCTTGGAATGAACATTGGGTATAGGGACAAACTTCATGAGATCTTGGCCCGTGAACGGGTTGGTCTTGGATGCAAATGTGGAAACGTGATTCACACAAACCCCCGCAGGTTTGGTGGCTTCCAGCCCTCGGGCTTGCCGATCTTGCCGCCCTCAAGGATGACGGGCTTGCCATCCACCAGCTTGGCATCGTTGCTGGCCAGCACCGCCTGATCTGCGGCATCCTTGTCGAACCCTGCCAAGTAGGACACACCGTCACCGGTGACCTGGATGTCGCATCGGGCATCAAGGGCATCGACGCGCAAGTGGGTCGGGATGTACACGGACTGCTCACGGCGCTTGAGTTTGCTGGCGAACCATTCAAGGTCGATGCGGGTGCGCTCAAGCAGTTTGGCGTACCCCTCGCTGTCGGTGCGCAGGGTCTTGAGGAACTCGCAGTATTCCTCAATGTCACACCCGATCTGGACGCTCAGGTTCTCAGGTGTTGGTTCTTTGCCGCAGGCTTTGAGCCACTCGGCGGTGCGTTGGAAATTCGATTTCATAGGTTCACCTGCTTCAGTGCTGCTTGCAGACCGGCCAAACCGCCGACACGTTGACCGTCGATGAAGATCTGGGGCATCTGGCGCAGTTCAGGGTAAGTGGAGGAGAACACCTCAAACTCTTCGGGGTCGCCCATGTCGCGCTCCTCGTAGCTGAGGTGCTTGCTTTGCATGAGTTGCTTGGCGTGGTCGCAGTTGGGGCAGTTGCTCTTGGTGTAGATGACGATGTTCACAGTGTGGCTCCTCTCCGGTTTGATGGTGCGCAAGGCCATGTCTGTTTGAGCGCGTACAGGATGATGGTGTCTCCGGTGTTGTTGCGGGTGGCAGGGGCGCTGGCAACGTGTTGACGCACGACATCAATCACTTGACGCAGGGACACCGTCTTGGGGATGCAGTGGTTTACACCATTGCCCGTGTCAGACACGCCAGAGATGTAGCCGTAGAGCATTCCAAAGTCCAGCGTGTTGTCGTTGGCGGCATAACCGTCAGCCCACTTCTGGATGTCGTTGCCGGTAAAGTATTCAGCGTGTGCTGTGCCGCACAACAGCGCGGCGATCACAATCAGGTGTTTCATTTGATGTCTTTCAAAAAGGTGAAGATGTTTGCGCTGCATCTGGCGCACCGGTATAGGTAATGTGTTGGGTGGCGATATGCGTAGTTGATTTCTTCCCAGCGGTGTTTGCAGGTCATGTGTTCTTCTCCTTGAGTTTGGCTTCGATGGCAAAAGCCAAAGTAACGGGAATTTCTCTAAGCTCAACGGTAAGTTTTTCAATCTCCTCATCCGTCAGCCCAACCCATGTGCGCTGTGCTGGTGGGGCGGTATAGAGGTCTTTACCAAGCATTGACCAGTCCCCATCAATTCGGGGAACAAAAACATGGCCTTCATATGGGTCTGACTCTAAGCGTCCGACAGGCTCCTGCTGTGCTGGCTGCTCTGCCAGTGCTTCGCGGATAACGGTAATGACTTCTGGACACCAGACAGTAATTGCCTCAACTGTTCCATCGTTGTGGTCTGTGCAACCGCCTTGCAGTTGCTCCAACGCCTCCAGCGCCAGCTTCAGTGCTTCTGTTTGTTTGCTCATGTGTTCTCCTTGATGCCGTGGGCGGCTTCGATGGCTCGGGCTGCTTTCCTCATAGACTTGCTGTCCACAGGGCAATATGGGTTTCCTGTGCTGAAAGTTTTTTCGCGCAGCTTTTCAATCTGCTCATCCGTCATCGGCTTGCGCTGTGGTGGTGGGGATGTGTAGACCAGAAGTTCACGATCAAACCCGCATTGCTCAATCACTGCTTCATCGAACAGTTCGTTTACCTTGCCAACAGGCTCCTGCTGTGCTGGCTGCGGCTGTTCCATGAACTTTGCAATCACGGCTTCGGCTTGCAGTGCCCGTGCTTTCCACACGTCAAAATCGTCAGGCTCCTGCTGCGGCTGTGCTGGCTGCTCGGCCAGTGCGTCAATCGCATCACAAATAGCTTCATTCAAAATCATCCACGACTCAAAATGAGATTCGTTTTGCCTTGCGTCTGTCATAGCCACGCGAAGGCTACTAATGATTGCTTTAATGGATTTCATCAGTGATTCCTCATAAATTCACGCACTCGCGCTACGGCTGCTTTTTCGCGCTCAAAAGATTCGTTGGGATCAAATTTTGGTGACTCTTTTGGTTGCTCTGCCAGTGCTTCTCGCAGGGCGGTGATAGCATCAAAAAATTGCTTGTCTCGTTTCATGTTGAATCCTGTTGGCGTAGTGTTCTCCAACGCCTCCAGCGCCAGCTTCAGTGCTTCATCCTTCTTGGTTGTCTTCGGGATGCACCCGTGGCTGGTGCAGTGCGCGACTGTTTCGCATTCGTTACAGATCATTTGGTTTCTCCTCTTGCGGGAAATAAATGGTTTGGAATTTCACGGCGGTTTCCCCATCCTTGGTCAGCACAACCAGCGTTGCGGCAGTTAAATCCATGCCGTAAATGGCTCGTAATGCTTCCCAAACTTTTTGTGAGTCGGTCATTTGGTTTCTCCTCTTGCTCGGATGGCGGCGGCAAGGTCAAACGCCAGTTCAGCCCCTTGTTGGACTTCGTGGTGATAGCCAACTCGGTCACACACCTTCGCACACGCCTCACGCTCGGCAGCAGCGACAAGGGCGGCGAAGCGTTCAAACTTCTGCACACCAATAAACTCAACAATGCCATCGCCAAAACCAGCCTCACGCGCCATGCGGATGATGTCTTGTTGGTTCATGATTTCGCTCCATGTTTTGTTTGCCCAGTCTTTCAATTCTTGATGGGTTAATGGTCTGCTCATGCCGTCACCTCTTTCATCTCCCAACCCATGCGGAAATACAGCCAGCGGGTTTGCAAGCTGCTGTTGATGTAACGACCCCTGGTCATCTGGAAGTCATCGTAGCCCTTGACTCGCATGATGCCCTCAAATACTTGTTGTGCTTTGCTCATTTGATTGCTTCCTTTAGGATCTCCTGGCGCTCGCGGGCGGCGCGCAGGGTGGTGTAACGCTGGTGCAAACGCTCCAGCACTGATACGCGCTTAGTTGTCGCACGTTCGTTGTCCAACAGCGCCAGCACGTCTTGTTCCGACATGAGCGCCAGCTGGTCATTTAATTTTCGCCATGTGAGCATCAATCTTGCCCTCCAGTTGAATGATCAGTTGAATGGTGCGGGCCAGGCTACGCTCGGCAGCGTTGTACTGGCGCTTCTTGTGTTTGAGTTCGGACCGCGCTGTCTTGAGCTTGATCTTCCATTGGTCTATTCGTTTCACTTCAATGCCTCCAAAGCAATCTCAGACACGGAGCGTTTGGCGTGCAACGCCCCCCAGATCTTTTCGTCCACTGTCTTTTCGGTCATGAGTGCATACACCCAGACGTCGTGCTTTTGTCCTGACCGGTGCAAACGTCCGACGGTTTGCTCGAAAAGTTCGAGACTCCACGGCAAGGACAAAAAGACCATGTGACAGCCCCCATGTTGCAAGTTAAGCCCGTGACCTGCGGATTTTGGGTGCACGGCCAGTAGCTCAACGTCGCCCCGATTCCATCGCTCAATAGCGTTGTCAGCATCAAGTGTTGTGACGTTGAGGCGCCTTTTAAGCTCGGCCAGCTCTTCCTGGTAGTTGTAGACGATGATGGTGTTGGCATGTTGGTTCTCGTTGATTAAGTCTTCCAGCGCGTCGAACTTGTGCGGGCTAAACCACACAGGCTCTGGCGTATATACAAAGCCGCCAGCCATCTGCTGGAGCTTTTGTGTCACGACGGCCGCGTTGATCGCAACCGCCGCTTGATCGCCGAACTCGACCACGAAGTCTTTCTTCATCGTGTCGTACTCGGTCATGACCATCTTGCTGCGCAACTCGACCATGTGGCAAGGCGGCAGTTTGTCCTTGTACTCGCCAGGCTCCAGCACAAACGTGGCCGGCTTGATCTTCTTCATCACCAAGGGCAGCGACTCCGGCCGTGGCTGCCAGTCGTTGAATTCCTGATTGATTAAATAGAAGTACTGCTGCATGAACGCGCCTTTGGAGCGGCCCAAGAGCGACTGGTCAACAATCTTGCACTGGCCAAACACGTCTTCCAAACCGTTGCTGGTGAACGAGCCAGTCAGGCCCCATCGGACTTTGATGGGATCCATGACCTTGAGCAGCGCTTTGAAGCGTGTGCCGGACGGGTTCTTGAGTTTGGTCAATTCATCGAACACGATGGCGTCAATGTGGCTCAAGTTCTGTTCGGCCAGCCACTGGATGTTGTCGTAGTTGCTGACGATGATCCGAGCGCCGCTGTGCAGCGCAGCCTTACGCTGGGCGGGTGTGCCCACAGCAACCGCCAGCGAGGCCATCGGCGCCCACTTGGGTTGCTCGACTGGCCACACGTCGGTGCACACACGCTTAGGTGCCAGCACGAGGAAGCGCTTGACGTGCTCGTCGCGCAGCATCTCCCACATGGCCGTCAGCGTGATGGCTGTCTTGCCAGCGCCCACCGGAGCCAAGATCATGGCGCGGTCGTGCTCGTACAAGAAGTCAGCCGCTGTCTCTTGGTAATCACGCAGTTTCACTTGCGTGTCTCCAGTTCGATCAACAACGCGATGTAGTGCTTGGCCTTTTCCAGATCAGCGATGCCGTTCTTCTTGCGCCAGCGCGAAATATATTTCACGACATTTCCTTCAAAGTAACCCAGCCCGTTGGCGTGGATGTATTCGACCGGCTGGATGGGCAAGTCCTTGTAATGGTCACCAGCGACCTGCTTGTCGAGGGCATTAGCTTCCATAGTGATTGATAAAGTCATCGATCTGCTCCTTGTTCCATAAACACACATACTTCTGATTCATCCGCGCCATGTCGGACGCGAACACTTTTTGCAAGGGCGACAGCCTGCCGCCCTCAGTCTTCAGCTCCACAAACCATGTCTGGCCGTTGGGCAGGCAGACGATTCTGTCGGATACGCCTTTGTGCGCGGGGCTGGTGAACTTGTACGCCATGCCGCCGAGCGCTTTGATGCGCTTGACGAGGTAGGCTTCAATCTGACGCTCAAGCACGATGTTTAAACTCGTCTGCGGTCACAAGGCCGTTAGGCTCCAGTTCGACCGTGATTGTTTTGTCATAGCTGAAAATGCTTACGCAGCTTGGGTTATAGCCGCGTTGCAAGCAATACTCACGCAGAGCCTCTTGTAATTCGCCGAGCGTTAGCTCTATGGTCTGAACCTTCATGTCGTTTTCTCCTTTTTCGCAATCGTAGCACAAAAAATATGTTGTGCAAAAGTTTTTTACAGTGTTATACTGAGCACCTCATCAACTAAACTGGAGTTCACATGAAGATAGAGTTCACCCGCGCCGAGATCGAGCGCATCATCTTGGATTACGCCAACGCATTGGTCCCCAACGCTGGCTTTAACGAAGTCAGCACCAGCTACAGCTACATCCCAACAACTGTGACTGTTGAACGCAAGGAGCAAGAAAATGTCGAATAACAACACAGGCGGCCCAGCGTTTCCAACGGGCACTGGCGTGACTTCATACAACCCAGGTATGACTTTGCGCGACTACTTTGCGGCCAAGGGGATGCAGGGAGAAATATCGCGCACTGGTTATTACCAAAGTGAAGATTTCATGCTGATAGCCGCCAAACGCGCCTATGCGATGGCCGACGCCATGCTGAAAGCGAGGGGAGTGTAATGCAACACAGTAACATCGTCGGTGGTAGCACCGCCAAGCGCGTCATCGCCTGCCCTGGTAGCGTGGCGCTCGTCAACAAGATGCCCAAACAGCCGTCCAGCGAACACGCCGACCGCGGCACCATGCTGCACGACGTGATGAGCGAGATCCTCGGCAAAGACTTGGACCCGCGCTCGTTCATCGGCACTACCTATGAAGGCCAAGTGCTGACCGAAGAACTGTTTGACGAAAAGATCGTCGTGGCACTGGAGGCCCTCAATGAAATTGGCCCACATAATCGACTGGAGTACGAGGTTGAGACACGCGTTGGCTTTGGTGATCTCTTACCTGGTGTTTTTGGCAGCACTGACCTTGTCGGTCGTATTGGTGATCGGGCCATTGTTCTTGATTGGAAGTTTGGCGATGGCGTTGTCGTGGATGCTGAAGAAAACCCACAACTGATGTTCTACGCTGCCGCGTCCATGCGCACAGAAGAAGCCAAGTGGGCGTTCGCTGGCGCATTGGAAGTTGAGCTGATCATCGTACAGCCACCTATGATCAAGCGTTGGGTGACGACCAAGGAGCGTATCCATCAGTTCGAGCAAGAACTGGTGCAGGCCGTCAAGGCGGCGCAGTTGCCAAACGCTAAACTGCAACACGGCGAGCATTGCCGCTGGTGCACAGGCAAACCTATTTGCCCCAAGATGACCGGCGCAGTGGACCGCGCCTTGCAAGTGCAACTCAAAGAAATAGATGTTGACATGCTCGGCAAATACCTGAAGAATGCAGACCTTCTTGAAGGTTGGATCAAAGACCTGCGCGGTCTGGCGTTGCAACTTTTGGAAAAGTCCTTGCCTGTGCCTGGCTACAAGCTGGTGCAAAAGCAAGCACGACGTAAATGGGCCGATGAGGGCAAAGCCAAACAGGCGTTGCTCGACATGGGCTTGAAAGAATCTGTCGTCATCGAGACTTCGGTAATGTCTCCGGCACAAGCTGAGAAAGCGCTTAAAAAACGCTTCAGCGAACTGCCTGAGGGATTGGTGAAGTCCGAGTCGTCGGGTACAACACTGGCAAGCGAGGATGACCCTCGCCCAGCAGTGTTGCAAATCGGGCAGCAGATCTCTGCGGCCCTCTCTAAACTGTAATAGGAAACTGAAATGCAATTGACTACCTTCTCCTCGGCAAATCTGCCAGCTGTCTCCACCTTGTCTACCGCTCTGCGTGCTTTGGAAAAAGACGTCGGTCCTGCGGGCACTGTCATCCTGAAAATGGACAAGACAGGCCACTGGGTCTTCGGCGCTGACCAGACCGAAGTCGAAGACGACGCCACTTGGGCGATCAACCCTTACTCTTTCGTGCATGGCTTTATTGCCTGGGGCGACGGCGAAGTGTTGGGTGAAAAGATGGCATCCGTGACGCAACCCTTGCCTGAACTTGACGCAGCACCTGCTGGCGCCAAGCGCGGCTGGGAGATGCAAATCGGCATGGCTTTGAAGTGCCGCAACGGCGAAGACAAGGACATGGAAGCCCGCTTCACCACGACCTCGGTCGGCGGTAAGAAGGCCGTGCAAGCCCTTGGCATCGCCATCGCCACGCAAGTGGACAAAGACCCTAGCAAGCCTGTGCCAGTGGTGCGCCTGAAGAAGGACCACTACACCCACAAGTCCTATGGCCGCATCTACACCCCCGTGTTCGAGATCCTTGAGTGGGTGGGCATGGACGGTGCAGAAGCTGAAGAAGTAGCGGCAGAAGAGCCAGCACCTGCTGGTCGCCGCCGCCGCGCAGCCTAAGTAAAAATCGGGGGCTGTCAAGCCAGCGTTCGAGGATGGTGACTTGCGGATTTTCTGGCTTTCTCCCGCAACTTGTCGAAACCCAAATCGAAGCCCCCGCCTATAAAGTAAAGTACAGTATGAAACACATTGTTGGATTGAGCGGTGGCAAGGATTCCACCGCACTGGCGTTGCGATTGGCTGAAGTTGAGCCACGCGATTACGAGTACATCTGTAACGAAACGGGTAACGAATTGCCCGAAATGCTCGACCACTGGAAACGCTTGGAAGACATGCTGGGCAAACCCATCATCCGAGTGCGGTACGACAAAGACCTTGAAGGCACCATCCAGCAGATGAAGATGCTGCCTAGCGTGTTTGCTCGCTGGTGCACGCG